AGAGACGCAGAGCGTTCGCCATCTCTCTCCCATTGTGCGCTAAGCAATTCCGGGAAAGTCGATAGCGTGCAATTCTCGCGCCATTTACAATTGTTCGCTATGAAATAGGCGGAAGGGAGGTTAACGGCGGTTATGCGTCCAAGGCTATTAGACCTTTATTGCGGCGAGGGTGGCGCGGGAATGGGATATGCCCGCGCCGGGTTCGATATTGTCGGCGTCGATATCAATTCGCAGCGCCGTTATCCTTTCGAATTCGTGAAAGGCGACGCGTTGCAATTCCTCGCGGAGCACGGGTCGGAGTTCGACGCGGTCCACGCGTCTCCGCCGTGCCAGGAACATAGCGCGCTGAGGAGTTTCACGGCTCCGGGGACCGGGTCGGCTTGGTTGCTGGAGGCGACGCGTTCGGCGCTTGTGTCCCTCGGTCGGCCGTTCGTGGTGGAGAACGTCCCCGGCGCTCCGATGCGTCCGGGCTCGCTCATGCTGTGCGGTTCGATGTTCGGTCTCGGCGCGGATTGCTCAGATGGGCGGCGGCGTCAGTTGCGGCGTCATCGGCTCTTCGACAGCTCGCTATGGCTGTGGCCGTCCGGTCCGTGTATGCATCGCGGACAGCCGGTCGGCGTGTATGGGCATGGCGGGGCGTGGAAGCGCGGCGAGTCGCGCGGCTACAAGGGGAACGCGGAGGAGCGTCGGGCGGCGCTGGACGTGCCGTGGATGAGTTCTCATGGTTCGGCGCAGGCGATCCCTCCGGCGTACACGGAGCACATCGGCTCCCAGTTGCTCGCGGAGGTCGGCCGTGTCGCCGCGTGACGTGGAGACGTACGGTCTCGGCGATCCTCCGGAGTCGGCGCGGCGTCCTCGTCTGGAGAGCGTCCAGCATCGGCGAGCCGTAGGGAGCTATGGGCCGGAGGTCGTTGAGTTCGCCGAGTCGCGCGGGCTCCAGCCGCGCCGGTCGGATGGGACGCGGTACTGGCAGAGATACGCGCTGAATCGCGCTATGGAGTACGACTCGGACGGGGAGCTTGTGTGGCCGGTCGTGATCGTGTCCGCGCCGCGCCAGACCGGGAAGAGCTGGCTTGAGCGCATGGTGTGCGCGTGGCGGATGGCTCAAGGCTCCCGTTTCGGCGAGGAACAGAATGTGATGCATGTCGCTCATAAGCTCGTCGCGGCTCAGGAGGTTTGGCGACCGGCCGCGCGTGCGTCGCTCCGCGCCGGGGCGTCGGTCCGTTGGGCGAACGGGGAGCAGCAGATAGAGCTTGCGGATGGGTCGCGCTGGATGATTCAAGCGGCGAACGACGGGAGCGGCGTCGCGTTCTCGCTGTCCATGGTTCTGGTGGATGAGGCGTGGCGCGTGCCGCGTCAAGTGCTGGACGACGCGCTGGCTCCGACGCTCGCCGAGTCGGTCGCGCCGCAGACGTGGCTAGTCAGTACGGCGGGGACGTCGGAGTCGGACCTCATGCTGTCGAATCGCGCCGGGGCGATCGCGTCGGCGGATGCCGGTCATTCCGGCCGCGCGCTCCTGCTGGAGTGGAGCGCTCCTCCGGAGGCGGAGCTGGACATAGACGACTGGCGCACGGCGCGCGACGCGTCGCCGCATTGGGACGACCGTCGCCGTTCCGCCGTGGAGCGCGCGCGGGATCAATCCGATGAGCGCTCGTTCCGTCAGCAATGGCTGAATCAGTGGGTGCCGAGTGAGCGCGCGGCGCTCGTTGAGCCGGTCCGCTGGCAAGCGCTCGCGACGCTCGCCGCTCCGGCCGACCCGGTGACGTTCGGAGTCGACGTAAGCCCGGATCGGTCGTACGCCGTCGTTTGCGCGTACGGCGGCGGAGTGGCGGAGCTAGTCGCGGCTGGAGCGCCAGGAGCCGCTACGGGACCGGGGATCGGCCAAGGAGTCGGTTGGGTCGTCCCGTGGTTCACGGAGCGGCGCGACGCTCATGGGGGAGCTTGGGTCGTCGGCGTCGACATGAGCGGTCCGGCCGCGCCGGTCGGCGACGCGCTTCGCCAGGCCATCGGCGCGGATCGCGTCGTGGCGATGAGCGGACGCGACGCGGCGACGGCGTCCGGCCAGCTTTACGACCGGATGACGTCGTACCCGGTGGCTGTCCTCTTCCGGGCGCATCCGGAGATTGAGGCGAGCGTGTTGGGTGCTCGCTGGCGCAACTACGGCGCGACGCGGACGTTCGCCCGCGACGACAACGGCGGAGTGAGCGGCGTTCCGCTCATTGCCGCGTCATGCGCCGTGTGGGCGGCGGAACACGCGGCGCTCTTCGAAGAGGGAGCGGTGTTCTAGATGGGACGACTCACGAAGTGGCTCGGATGGGAGCCGGAGGTCTCGTTGGAGCGCCGCGCGATTTATTACGCGACGGATGGGCGGGACACGCTCTTCAACGATCCGGACGGGTGGGAGGTCGGCAAGCCGTGGTTGTGGTGGAGCGGCGCGAGCGACACGGAGGGAGTCCAGTCGGGACCATGGGGGAATCCGCTTCCCGGAGCGAACTCGCGCGCTCCCGGATGGTCGCTCCCGGCCGTGACGCGTTGCACGAACCTCGTCGCGTCCACGCTCGCGGGATTGCCGATCCGCGTCCAGCGCGGGACGGAGGCGCTCCCGGTCCCGTCGTGGATCACCGATCCGCAGATGCTCCGGCCGGACGGGCGCGCGGGGATGACGGACCTACTCCCGGACGTCCGGTTCTCCAACGTCGTGTTCTACTCCCAGTGGATCACTAGCGCGCTATGGCATGGGGACGGGTTCATCTACGCGCCGGTCCGGGACAGCGCCGGACAGCCGGTCCCGCCTATGTGGCTCCTCCACCCGGCCTACGTCGTGGTCAAGTCTCCGATCGACGCGCCGCGATACTCACAGCCGACTATGCAATATTTCATCCGGTCGGAAGACGGGGACGTCCCGCTGGACTCCAAGTCGATCCTGCACTTGCGCGGCAACGCGCCGTATTGGGACGGACGCGGAACCGGTGTGATCGACGCGCACGGACCGGAACTCGGCTTGGCTATGGCGGTTCGGCGTTGGGCGGGCTCCCAGTTCAGCGCCGGAGTCCCGGCCGGGTTCCTCAAGGTGACGTCGCCGAACCTCACGCAGGACAAGGCGGATTCGCTCAAGTCGGCGTGGATGAACGCTCACGGGACCGGGCGGCGGAGCATCGCCGTCCTCAACGCGACGACCGAGTTCACGCCGATAGCCATTTCTCCTCTGGACGCGCAACTGGACAAGGCGCGGGAGTGGTCGCTCCGGGACGTCGCGCTCGCGTTCGGCGTACCCGCGTGGTTCCTCGGGATTCCGGGCGACTCCTCCACCTACTCCAACGTGGAATCCCGGTTCATCGAACTCCGGACGTACACGCTCCTGCCGTGGATTCGCCGTATCGAGGCCGTCCTAGACGCGCAGTTCCCGGCCGGGACGTCAACGAAGATCGTCACGGCCGGACTGGAGCGCGGCGATACGTCGACCCGCTACCAGAACTATAAGCTAGCTATTGAAATGGGCCTTATGACAGTGGATGAGGCTCGCGCGCTGGAGGACTTGCCTCCGCTCAACGGAGCAGACAGCGCGACGCTCGCGGAGGAGATGAACGCATGAACGAACTCACCATGGAGCTTCGCGCGGCGACGGTCGCGGAGCGGACGATCACCGGAGTCGTCGCTCCTTACGACGAGGTCTCCTATCTCACGCCTCATCGGAAGGGGGAGCGCGTCAAGCGCGGGGCGTTCGCGAAGTCGATCGCGGAGCGCTCCACGCGGATTCCGCTCTTCCTCGCGCATGAGCACGGAATCCCGGTCGGACTGTCCACGCTCTGGAGCGACGACGCGACCGGGCTCACGGCGTCGTTCCGAGTCGCGGAGGGAGCGCGCGGAGACGAAGCGCTGGAGGCGGCGTCGGACGGCCGACTAGGCGGACTCTCGGTCGGCTTCGTCCCCGTGAAGCAACTACGCGGACGCGACGGCGTCATGGAGGTACGGGAGGGGAAGCTCATGGAGGTGTCGCTCACGGCGCTCCCCGCCTACGACTCCGCCGCCATCCTCTCCGTCCGCGCCGCGCGCCGCGATCCGATCGCGGAGATGCTGGAGCGGATCGGGCCGACTCCCGAGATTGACCTTTCCCCGGTGGCGCTTCCGGGGTTAGCTTGGTAACGGCGGGGAGCGGACTCCCCTAAATCCACTCCGTCGGCGGATCGTGATCCGCTCCCCGCGCTTAAGCTCCAGCCGCTCATCCGGCCGATGCACTCCACGCGAGCCGCGTCACCGATGCGAAGCACTCGGGCTCATCTTCCCGACTCTTCGATAGGTGACGAACGATGCATGATTACCTACGCCGACTCATCTCGGAGCGCGAAGCCATCACGGCGACGCTGTCTCAGATGAGCGAGCGCGCGACCGCAGAGGATCGCGACTACACCGAAGCCGAGCACTCCGCCGCGCACCAACTGCAGGAGCGCGCCGCGTCGATCGACGGCCAGCTTGAGGAACAGACCAACGTCCTCCAGTCGGTCCGGTCGTTCGCGAATCTGACAGCGCGTCTCGGCGAACTCTCCGCCGACGACGTCGCTCCTGCCCGTTCCGGTTCGGAGCTGGCGACCCGCGACGCGTCGGGCGCGTTGGAGACGCGCTCCATCGGGCAAGCGGCGGAAGAGCTTTCGCAGGACGAGCGCTTCCGGGCATGGCTCGCGGACGGCGCGCGCGGCACTTCCCCGCGCCAGATCGCGGGAAGCGCGCTCGCGACCCGCGCCGCTACCGATCCGATCATGAGCAGCGGCGCGGGCGGCGTCGGCGACCTCGGTCCGCGTTACACCGTGGAAGTCACCTACCCGACCGTGCCCATGCTCTTGTCGGTGGTCTCGCGGGAAGTCGTCAACACCAACGTCGTGGAGTTCATCACGTGGACTCCCGCGACGATGCCAGCCGCCGCGAAGGTCGCGGAGGGAACGCTCAAGCCAGCGGTCGACGTCATCCCGAACACGACGTCCGCGAGTCTGGACACCTACGCCGGATGGAAGGCGATCACTCGCCAGGCGCTGGAGGACTACCCGCGAATCCGGACGATCGTGGAGAGCAAGCTCCGGGAATCGCTCCAGCGAGCCGTGTCCGACGCGGTCGCGACCGGCATGGACTCCGCCGTGGCGGCGACGGCGGGCGGACCGGACCTCTCGTCCGCGATCCGCGCCGCGATCGGGGAGCTTCATGGCAAGGGATACAACCCGAACGCCGTCGCGCTGAATCCGGCAGATTGGGCGGCGATCGACATCGGCGGGCAGTCGACTTTCTCCCCGGGCGGGTTCTGGGGACTGACTCCCGTCAGCTCCCCGGACATCACGCCCGGAGCGCCGATCGTCGGGGACTTCAAGTCGGCTATCACGGTCTTCGACCGGGGACAGACGGACGTCTTCGTGACCGACAGCCACGACGACTACTTCCTCAAGAACATCTTGGTTGTCCTCGCGGAGGGACGGTTCCTCGTCACCGTCGTGGACCCGTCCGCCATGGCTAAGACGCTCGTCGTCACCGGTCCGTAAGCCATGACCGGACCCGTTGTCCCCGCCGACTTGCTCCAGCGCGTACGCGACTGGACTCAAGTCTCGGCGTCATCGATCACCGACGAACAGCTAGCTATGGTCGTCGGCGCGGAGCTGGCGCTCCAGAGCGCATACACGGACTCACGTCCGGCCGAAGAGCCGTACCCGGCCGAACTGGAGATGGCGCTCTATCGCCGCTCCGCGCGATCAATGGCGGCTCGCGGCGTGCCTCTGGGGCTCGTCGGCGGGGACAGCGAGTTCGGCGCGACTCGGCTCCCCGGATTCGACGTGGAGATAGAGCGGCTGGAAGCTCCCTACCGGACGATCCCGGTCGCGTAGCCATGACCACCCTCGCCGATACCCGCGACGCGCTCACGGGCGCTCTCAGAGCCGTAGCGGCGCTGTCTGTCACGCCGCACGAACCCGCGACGCTCGCGCCGCTCGCGGCGTGGCCGGTCTTCGAATCCCGCGACTACGAGACGCCGTCCGTGTGGTCGGAGACGTGGAGCGTCTATGTGGCGCTCAACGCGACCGACCTCGGCTCCGCGATCGAAGCCATGGAAGCGCTCATGTCGGCCGTAGCGGACGCGCTCAACGCCGTGACGCTAGCCGCCGTCCTCCGGGTGGAGGCTCGCCAGCTCATCGTCTCCGACCGAACAGGCGGCGTACCCGCGATCATGTTCACAGTCCAGATTGGATAGAGAGCTATGCCCGGAACCATTACTCAGTCTCGCGTCAAAGAGGGAACGTTCACGCTCGGTCCGGTCGCTCCCGCGTCGGAGGTCGCGGAGTTCGCGTGCCAGACGACCAACATCCGGCTCACGCCGTCGTACGACGACGACGGCGACCGACTGGAGACCTTGTGCGGAGCGGAGTCCCCTCCGGGGAAGAAGGAATCTTGGGCTCTCGCGGGGACGTCGGTTCAGGACTTCGACGACCCGGCCGGGTTCATCCGATTCTGCCGGGACCACGCGACGGAGCACGTCCCGTTCGAATGGCTCCCCAACGCGGTCGGCGCGGAGCTTGTGAGCGGCGTCGTCCAAGTCCTCGCGCTGGAGTACGGCGGCGACGTCAACAGCCAGCTAACGACGGACTTCGAATTCGAGTGCGTCGGCAAGCCGGTATGGGAGGAGTACACGCCTCCGCCGCTCGCCGATGAGAACGCTCCGGAGGCGACGTGAGCGCGGCGTTGGCCGTGGTCGGCGACCCGGAGCCGCTCGTCTTCGATATCGACCACGTCTCCCTCATGGACATGATCGACATCGAATCGGAGTTCGGCCTCTCGTTCACGGAGATGAAGCAAGGGCATCTCATGGCGGCGCTCGCGTGGCTGGAGGCGCGCAAGTCGGAGCCGGGAGTTCACTGGGAGGACGTCGCGCGCCGTACTCCGATGAGCCGTATCAAGCTCGCCGGGGGCGATGACGACGACCCAAAAGACAGCACTACGACCGCGCCGCGTTCCTAGGTCTCGCGTACGAATGCTCCCCGCTGGACTTCCTCCATGCGCCGATCGGGCTCGTCCAGGCGAGCGAACGAGCGCTAGTCCAGCGAGACCGGGAGATGAAGCGAGCGCAACGACGCCGAAAGTGAGCAGGCTATGAGTGCCAAGCTGGAGGGAGCGGACGACTTCGAACGCGCGTTGGACTCCGCCGTCCCGGACTTGGACAAGCGGCTCAAGCAGTTGGACAGCACGCTATCGGCGAGGATCGTCGCGGACGCGCGGAGCCGCGCGAGTACCCGCATGGCTCAACGCGCCGCGTCGGCGGGGCTCTCGGCGTACTCCGGGGACGGCGGAGGCGTGACCTTCCAAGCCACGCCCGAGACGCCGTACGCCATGGGCTCCGAGTTCGGCGCGGCGCAAGACGTCGCGCGTCATCGGTCCGGCATCCACGGGACGAGCTACGTCGGGTATCGCCAGTTCGAACCGCACGCGGGCAGTTCCGGTTACTGGCTTTGGCCGGCGATCCGCGCGGCCGGAGTCGTTGGGAAATATGGGGAAGCGCTGGATACCACCATCGAATCGTTAGGCGGCGAATGATATGCCGGGGACCACGACGCGCGAACTCGTCGTCAAGTTCCTCGGCGAGGCGTCGGGACTACAGGAGACGGTCAAGCAAGTCGCCGACGCGACGGGCGCGGCGGCGAAGAGCGCCGACGACGCGGGCGAGCGCCAGTCCAAGGCATGGGACAAGGCGAAGGTCGCGGCCGGAGTCGCGGCTGCGGCGTTGACCGGCTTCGCGGTCAAGTTCGGCTCCGATTCCATCAATGCCTATATGGAGGCCGAACAGGCGCAAGCTCAGTTCAATGACCAGATGGCGCGCGTCCCCGGCATGACGGCGGAGGCGCAAGCCGGACTGGAGGACTACGCGTCGGCGCTGTCGAAGAAGACTGTCTACGACGACGACGCGACTAAGTCCGCTATGGCTACGCTGTCGTCGTTCGGCTTGACGGCCGACCAGATTAAGACGATGACGCCGCTCGTCCAGGACTACGCGACGAAGACCGGGAAAGACCTCGTCACGGCGGCGACCGACCTCGGCAAGGCTGGCGACGGCCAGGCCAAAGCATTGAAGGCTATCGGAATCAACTTCAAGTCGACCGGCGACGACGCGGCCGACTTCGCCGCGATCACGCAGCTACTCCAAGACAAGGTCGGCGGGCTCGCCGTGGCGACCGGGGACACGGCGGCGGGCAAGGTCGCGATCCTCAAGAATCAGTTCGGCGAGGTTCAGGAGACGGTGGGCTCCCAGCTCGTCCCGATACTGAGCAAGCTATTGGGTGTCGCGGTCAAGGTCTTCTCGTGGCTCGCCGACAACACCGACGTCGTCAAGGCGATCGCGATCGCGGTCGGGATTCTCGTCGTCGCCATCTACGCCGTGAACGCGGCACTGTGGATTCTCGCGGCGAACCCGGTCACGCTCATCATCATCGGCATCGCCGCCGCCGTCGCGCTCCTCGCGGTCGGCTTCGTGCTCCTGTGGAGCCGATGCGAGACGTTCCGGGACATCGTGACGGCCGTGTTCGAAGTCGTCGGGGCTGTCGCTAGCTGGCTATGGAATAACGTCCTCTGGCCGATCATCCAGCTATGGCTCCTGCAGTTCGTCCTCATGTGGAAAGCGGCGCAAACCCTCGCGGACGTCGTCGTGGCCGTCTTCCACGCGATCGCGGACGCGGTCTCTTGGGCATGGGACAACGTCATATCGCCGACTATCGACGCGATCGTCCGGGCGTGGCAATGGCTCAGCGACGCGGCCGGGAGCGTGGCGCGCGGCGTGCGCGACGCGTGGAATTCCATGGTCGACGGAATCCGGACGGCGTACGACTGGATATCCGGGAAGATCGAAGACCTAGTGAGCTTGGTGACCGGGCTCCCCGGTCGGATAGCGTCCGCCGCGTCCGGCATGTGGGACTGGCTCACGAGCGGATTCCGGACGGCGTGGAACACGGTCGTCGGTTGGTGGAACGGGATTCACTTCCCGACGATCACCATCGGCGAGGTCGACCTAGGTCCACTTGGTCACTTCGGCGGGGCGTCGTTCGGCGGGTGGTCGGTTCCGCAACTCCCGACGCTGGATCGCGGCGGGATCGTGACCGGGCCGACGCTGGCTAAGCTCGCTATGAACTCCAAGCCGGAGGCGATTATCCCGCTATCCGAACTGCCGAACGGCGGGACGAACATCTCCGTGACCGTGAACGTCCCCGCGACCGCGAATCCAGCGGAGACCGGGCGGGAGGTCTCCCGCGTGCTCCGCGCGTTCGTCTCGGCGGGTGGCCGAATCCCGGTGAACCCATGACGGCGCTCGTCGCGGATGACGCCGTGGAGGTGGAGGTGGCGCTCCCTCTGGCGCGCTCCGACCAGGCGGGAGTGTGGGACGCGTCCGCGTGGACGGCGGGGACCGGGACGACTGGAGCCGTGTGGGCTCAAGCGGCGACCGACCTCGGCGACTGGATGGACGTGACGTGCGACGTCCTCGACCCGTTCGAATTCCACGCGGGGACGGACTCCTCCGATGGGATCGTGTCTCACTGGGAGTCGGCGACGCTCTCGCTCCAGCTCCTCGGCGAGCGCTGGAATCCGTTCTCCGGTCCGTATGCCGGTCTCCTCGGTCCGCAAACGCCGATTCGGGTCCGCTGGCGACCGGCCGGGGACGCGGAGTGGCGCGGCGTGTTCCTCGGGTTCGTGGACGACGACGGCTTCAAGTGGTCGCGGCGCGGCGAGTGGAGCGGCGTCGCGGAGGTCGCGGCGACGGACGGGACGCGGCTCCTCAACGCGGCCGACCTCATCGGCGGACCGCTCGTCGGCGCAAGCGAGACGGCCGGGTCTCGCATTTCCCGGCTCGCGGACCTCTCGTTCTGGGAGTACGGACGCGCGATCGACGTCGGCGGAGTCCCGATGAATCCGACCGACACGAAGGGCAACGCGTGGACTCAGATGCTCGCTGTCGCCGACGCGGACCTTGGCGCGCTATGGATCGACGGCGACGGGACGATTCGCTACGTGTCGCAAGCGCGGGTGGAGATAGACGCGGAGCCGGATTGGCGGATCACTTGCGAGCCTCCGAACGGGGACGGCGTCCCTCGGATACCCGCGATCATGCTGGAGGGACAACAGCCGGGAGTACGGCGGAACATCGTCTCCATAGCCCGGGCGAAGCCGGAGGACGCGCCGGACCCGGTCGTCTCGGTCCGGAGGGACGAGCGGAGCCGTGAGCGTTTCGGCCCGCACGCGTACTCCCGGACGGACCTCCCGCACGCGGAGGACTCGTGGTCGGCGCAACTCTCCGCCGCCGTCCTCCAGACCGGGGCGTGGCCGTCGTCGGCTCCGTTGGCCGTGGAGGTCAATAGCCGGTTCGGCGAGGACGCCGCGTTCATGTTGCTTGCTATGGAGCCGGACGCGATCATGGAAGTAACGGATATGAGCGGTCGCGTGTGGACGATGGCTCCGACCGGGTGGGACGTCACGGTCTCCCGGAAGTCCATCGGCGGGACAGTCCGGCTCTCCGACGTGACGCGGTTCATCGCTGGACGTTGGGACTCGGACGGGTGGGACAAGACGAAATGGAGCTATTGACATGACGATGCCGAACCCGCCCGGACGACAGACCGTCGCGCCAGGCGAACTCATAGCCAGCGATTGGGGCAACGCTGTCTGGGATCAATCCGTGGTGCGGTTCACGGATGCGACGCAACGGGATACCCAATGGCCCGCGCCGCCGGATGGCGCGTGGTGCTACCTCCAGTCGACCGGCGGCTACATGATTTATTTCGGCGGAGGCTGGCATAGGACCGCGCTGGAGATATACCCGGCCAACGTCCTCGCGGGAGCGGAGTCCGGGACGTCTAACCGGATGTGGCTATCTGTCAGCACTCAAGTGGTGACGACGAACGCGGGCGGGAACTTCGCTCTGTCTTTCCACCAAGACGGACCGGCGCTCTATACGGTGCTCGTCATGGCGGCGGACGACTCCTCACCCGGAGCGGTCGCGGGGACGTTTGATTATCACCCTAACTACTGTCAAGGGACGTACGCGCGCAATGGCGTTCTAGTGACGGACTCCGGAGTCAGGCTCAACGTCATAGCCATCATGGGAACCTAGAGGAAGTGGGGTAGCTAATGGCTACTGTCGCATGTGTCAACGACGCGTGCTCGGAGCATGGCGTCGTGAAGGAGCTAGCCGTGTCGATCGGCGCGGACGAGGTCGTCCGGTGCGGCGGGATGACGAGCAACGGTCCGTGCGGGTCGGTGCTGGAGGTAACCGAGCCGGAGGCCAAGCCAGCATGACGCGCGCTCCGGACGCGATCCGCGCGGCCGGGGACCGGATCGTCAACGCGATACCCGGCGCTGTGTTCTCCGGGATCGTCGGCGACGCCGCGCACGTCTACGGCTACCACCTAGGCCGGGACGACCTACCGTCCTACGACTACTCCGTCCAACTGGAGCTGGACCGCGCCGGAGCCGGGGACGCCGCGTCGGCGCTGGATATCTCGCTCCCGACCGACCTCATGGTCGTCGTGTCGCACCGACTCGCTAACGCGGCGCTCGCGCGCGACCCGCGTATGCGCGGCGTCCGGGAGTTCGCGGGAACCCGCGACGGGCGCAACGTGGAAGCGCTGGACATAGCGGAATGGGTCGTGGAGCACGGGTGGGACGAGTCCCACCTATGGCACGTACACATATCAGGCTATCGATCGTATGCGGACGACTTCGCCGTGTGGGACGACGTCGCGTCCGCGTTCATCGGCCAGGACGCCG